CCATTCTCAGCATGCTTACGCTTGTTGCGCGCCTTGCCACTGACTGACCAATCATAGTCAGGGCTTAAGAGCTGAGAGGGGTATCCGCGACAGAGGCCGTAGGTGATGCGGGCGGCGATAGCCTGGCTGAGGAGGCGAATGCACGAGCGAGTCGCTTCCTCAAGGTCTGCAGTACTATCCTCGTCCTCGTCATACGGGAGATCAGCAAAACGAGGATCAAAGAGGAGATCAGGGCAGCCACCACCACCAAGAGATGGTGATTTACTGGCGGAGACCTGAAAATGTGCGCCATCCGCCACATCGTCAACACGCACGTAAACAGGGTCAAACGCTGGAACGGTGACCTGAGGGACCTGGTCTGGTTCTTCAAGCGGCCAACCTGCTGTGCTAGCCGGCGAGGCAGGCCGACTGGCGTGTTGGCGGGTGTTGGAGGGGGGGTTAGGAGTTCGATACGGATTTCCCCCTCTGGTTTTACGGATGACGCCGCCTAAGCCGACTGCAGCAACGCTGAAGTCGCGCGTGGCAAGAGACCGGGCGTCACCAGGAGTGTAACGAAGGCGTATGGCAACATCAAGTGGGATGCCTGTGAGATTCGCCAAAACCTCACACTGGGCCATACATCCTGGCGTAAACACATACGTCTTACCATTGTAAGACATAAGTGAATCGCCATGTTCCTTCTCGTCGCCCTCCTCGATGGGCTTCACACCTGGTGCGGGCTCGTCAAGCCGCGGAACTGCGTAGTCCTTGCGGCCCGAGTCAATGTCCACGATGTGAGCCATGGCTGGAGAGTCAAACAACTCACCGATGCTCGTGACCTTATCTAGGTCTCGGTCGAGTATGTCTTGAAGCTCCCTAGTCCAGCCATACTGGGTGAATAGGTCTGCCCAAGTTTTATCAGTGGGCTCACCCGTGTGACAACTAGACATCTTCCAGGGCTCATCCTGGTAAGAGATGGGGTCAACATCGCCACACAGCCTGTCCCAAGTGCGAACTAAGGACCGGCCAATAGGGGAACCACTAAGGTTTGCACGCACCGAGTTGACGGCTCCCTTCAATATGGCGCGGGGGTTTTCACGTGCCCGGATAGAATGTCCAAACTTGACGAACAAGCGACCAGTCTTAATAATGTAACACCAACCTCGGGAAGTGCGGGTTAGTCTACATGACAAAAACTCAAGAAGAGCGGGGTCGTCAACGTGACACGTGTCCGAAGGAAGACCGATGGCTGCCAGCTCACTCTGGAAGTCAATGCGAGGGCCATTGTAATTTTGTTGACCATCGTCACCCCCGGCTATGAACAAAACGTCCATATCCTGCGGGGTGCAAGACCTGACCTTGCAATAGACATAAGAGTGAGCAGCCAAGTTCCAGGTGGTGTTACAGTTAGTGGTGTGAGGGTCACCAGACTGCCTAGTGTACGGAACCTTGAACTTGACCCCCTGGCGACTACCACCATGGATGCCGCCAAGATTGGCCGTTAAGAGCTCGTGAGGCGCTCTGGGAAGGCCATAGTGTCGCATGGTCTTTATCTCAGAGCGGCCCATGTCTGAGGCTTGGCGACTGTCGTAAGCACTGAAATCAGATTTTGCGCGATTATCCCATCTATCACGCATAGTGAGTTCAGCTACGAATTGTTCGGACGTGCCGGGCGCATACAGCAAGGGTCCACTGCCAAGTTTGCGCTTAATGCGACCGGTGAGCATCTTGACGAATGGGGCCACGAGAGCCACAAACTGCGGCTGAGCCCCCATGATCTGACGAGGGTGGCCGGACTGGTCCTTATTAAGAGTCTCAACTTTAACATTGCAGTCGCGTTTAGTCCACTCATGAAGCAAATCTGGTGGAATATGCGAATGCATGTCGAGACCACTGTCTCTGAGGCCCTGCCAGGCTTCGGCAATTCGACGTTTAACAGCAGGAGACGAATTGCTACCTGATATCCAATCGGCCACAAGTTTGTCTTGCTCAGTCGGGTCCACGGGGACCTCAAGTTTGGTGTACCTACCGAACAAGGTTTGCCAATGTTTCTCGACCCAGCGTATGAACTCGGAGCGGTCCGGGAGACCGTGGTCGGCACCAGAACGCTTCTCGAGGGCCGCCACGACGTTATCCTGGTTCTGAGCGAAGACGACTGGTTCGTATCCAGGAATGCTTGGCCCGGTAGGCCAGGCTGCAGGGCTGGTCCTATCATGATCCTTCGGAGGGTCAAGGCGCTTAATCTTGGCCTTTGGTGATTGAGGAGGTGGTTTGGCCGTACAAGTGAAGGACTCCACAGGTTCGGCGAGAGCCTTGTCTGGGGCGAACCACGGCAAAAGCTTGCGAACCGCTAATGCTGCTGCAACGGTAAGCATAGTGGCGGTGGCGAAGCCACTTTGTATACCTAAAGTAGGAGACCCCGAGGCAGCAGTGGCAGCAGCAGCAACGGGAAAAGCTGCAGCACTGGCTAAGACTGTGGCACCCACTACCACAGCTTGGGCGGCGCGAGTGTACACACGCCCAGACACGCGATGGTAATGAATCGC